GGGGTAGTTTTTGTGATATTAACGCCTCATTATTGTTCGATTCGTATAGCTTCAAAAAGTTCGTAAATTAATATGAAAAATCTGATTTCTTTATTTTTTGTTAGTAAATTTATTTTCGCTTGCATCTTTTGATTAAGTAGTATGTAACTTATATCCATTGGGGCGCAAGGGATTGAGGGTCGTTTTGTTATTAACCCGTTATTAACCCGATACTAACGGCTGATTGTTGTTTATTACGCCAAAAGGCGAATTGCGGCGCGTAGCTGCTCCAGGTCAGTGTGGGTGTAGTGCTCTGTCACGTCCTTGTTGGCGTGCCCCAAGAGCCTCTTCTGTTCCAACTCCTGAGCTCCTGCGGCGTGGAGGCGTGTGGCGAAGGTGTGGCGGCACCAGTGCGGCGTGGCCTGGGGGGCACCCAGAGCCTCCGCGATTGGCCGGAACAGGCTGGAGCGGTAAACTTTGTCCGAGAGGCGTTTTCCATCCTGGGTGCATATGATGGTCTCCCCGCCACGCTCCAGCCAGCGTAGGAGATAGGGCTTGATTTTTGGATGGACCGGCACAATCCGGTTTTTTCCGGCCTCGGTTTTCATCCCGCCGCGCAGATAGTCGCCATCCCGGTCATAGGAGAACGGGGTGAGAGCCAGGAACTCAGAGATGCGGAAACCTGTATAGCACAGCATCAGGACCGTGTCCGCCCACGGAACGCCCGCAGCGGCCATCTGCTCCAGCTTCTTTACCTGGAGCTCGGAGAAGGCGCCCTTCTCGTATTTGGCTTCTGCCGCTGGGAGGGTGACGAATGCGGAGTAATCTTTTGCCACGATATCCCGCTCCATGGCGAACTTATAAAGCGCGCGCATGAGGACCTTATCATTGCTCAGGGATGACCTGGACAGCCCAGTGGCCTCCCCGCTGTCAATCACGCCCTGCAAATGGTCGATGGTAATATCGCGCATCTTGAGTCCCGCCAGCGGCTCCAGACGGGCCCAGGAAGCTCTGTAGCTGGCTACGGATGCCTTGCCAGCCTTCTCATACTTCCGGGCGCTCCAGAGATCGTATACACTCTGTACGGTCATGGACAACTTTTCTGCGGCGGGGGCCGCGCCCTCTCGGAGGTTCCGGTTGTATTCCTCCAGCGCTGCCTGTGCCTCGATTTGCTTGGTGTGGTAGCTCAGAGTCTTCTGGCAGACATAGCCCCGCCGGTCACGCGCCGGGACGCGGACGGCATATGGCCTGCGCCGATTCCCGGACAGCTTCACAATAGTCCCAGTTCCATTTGCTCTTTTCATTGACAGATTCCTCCTATTTCAGTAAAATAGAAGGGTGAACGGGCTCCCGAGCCATTCACCCTTGATGAAGCCGTCCCTGGTGTTGGTAGCGCCGGGGGCGGTTTTTTTATTGACCTATAAGTTGACGAATGGTATTTAATTCTTGCTCGGTGTGGCAATACGGGCACGGCGAAAGCCCGATGGAATCGCATGCTTTGCTGGTGAGAACGAAGAATGTTGAAGCGGGAACGTTGTCGCACTGTGTGGCATGAAAATAGGTGTCATCGCCCTCATATATCAAACCGATGCAGCAATGGGTGAAAAACTTCTCGTATTTAGCATCTTGAATCTCGCTCTCTAGGGCCTCATTTTTGTCCCTCAACTGTGCAATTTGCATATTGTGCCCGCTGATTCTACCATTGAGTGATAGGATTTCCATGCTCTTCTCTTTTATTTGTTCGGAGAGGGATGCGTTTTCTGATTCGAGTCCATTTATACGAGATCCGAGAACGCAGCATCCAATAACTAAAACCACGCACAGTACCCCTAGAACCGCAGGAACCCATATAGGGGCTCGACGACGATCTGAGGACTCTATGGATGCTGACGCCTCGGGCTTCCGATGGCTTGCTTCCTCATCTTCCTGCACCCGCATCAATAGGTCTAAGCAATTTTCGTCTTGTTCAGCAGTTTTTGGGACCGACTGAGCCGCTTGAGTTAAGTCCGCGACCTGCGTTGCAACGGTGTGGCGCTCAACCGTATTGGTGGCATCTGGCTCGGGAGATACGGGTGGAGATGAGTGGCTGTCTACGCTGCTGTCCGTATTGTGGGGCAATACCGATGGGGGCGCATTTGGTTTTTTGTACTTTTTATGAACCAGCCTGCCGTCGCGCCTCATCTTGAACTGAGCGATGAAATAGAACACCGTGCCCCACAGCCATGCGGGATTGGATGAGTGTGTGGCGGCCCCTCCGGCAAAGGCCAATGCGCCAAAACCGAGAAATATGATCAACGTATAGATCACACAGAAGGCAATCAATCCCTTTCCGGTCCAAACTTTTTCCCCGACAAAGGCCAGCACCATCGGCCCTGCCCCATAAGCAAGGACCGTAGCCAGCAGCATTACCATCAATCCGTCCATTCCATCGCACTCCTCTCAAAAGTTCATGTAATAATCCACATCCAGGTTCCCGTATGTATACCAACAGACCGCTTTGCGCATAAAATCTGGGGTAACATTAAAGTGTTCCGCCAGGGACCATATACTGGTATAGCCACTTGCCACAGCGTTGTCCAGCTCCTCCGCGGAAATGAGATTTTGCACCGCCCACTTCCATGCTTTGTGCTCGTGCTTCTCCACTAGATCGTAAGGGCTGGACACTTTGTGCGTAGCTCCAGTTGAGAAGTGACCACCCTCGTGGGCCACCACCACGGCTTCCTCTGCGGAGTCCTTAATTTCATCGAAGTCCATGAAGATTCCGTAGGAGCCCTCAACCTCCAGCGTTGCGGCCGGATCACCCATTAGGTCCCACGTGTAGAATCTGGCTCCTGCGCTATTCAATTTGTGATACAGAGCAAGGAGTCGGTCCACAGCTACTCCCCTTTCTCCTTGTCGAGGTCGGCTTTCATAAACCTTGCCATATCGAGTAACATCTTCTTTTTCTCCTCTGGCAGGTCTTTGGATTCGTTGTAAAAGGCATAGGTAAAGTCATCGAACGTGATCGGGCGCTCACCCTCCGGGGTGGGCGCTTTTTCTGTTTGCGGAATTATAACAACGTCCCATTCGCCATCCTCCGGATTAAGGCGCACGGCCTTCACAGTGCTAAGCAAAAAATCCTTAAACTCTTCATCAGTTGCCTTTTCTGGATTATCAACAGGTACCCCCCATAAATTGGCTATGTCCTCAACGGGGTATTCCCATGCCTGCATAAAGTAGTGCATGAAATCGGAGCGATTTTCGTTGATTTTATCCCAAAAACGCAAAGGTGAATACCATCCCGCCATTTCTTCGCCAGAATCCCTTTTCCCATCAGCGCCGAGGAGATAGTCGGTGGTGACGCCAAAATAGTCGGCAATTTTATTAAGCGCCTCTCCACGTGGGGTATATCCATTGTTCTTCCAATTGCTTACGTTGGATTTGTTTATGCCGAGCTCAAAGGCTACGGTGCTGGGCTTTTTGTCAATTTTTTTGCACAGCGCGAGGTACACGTCATAAAACATAAGATCTCCCCCAGAAAATTGTGCTATGCGCACAAAGTTCAAGAACATAACATTTTTAACTTGACAAGTTTATGTTCTGGGAGTATAGTGTCATTGTCAGTTGCAGAACATGAACCAGCCAAGACCCCAACGGCAATTGGGGCCCGTTTAAGTTCTTAATCTTTCGCAAGAAAAGGATACCACTAAAGTTCATGAAATGCAACAAGTTTTTTGGAAAGAGGTGAACTTTGTCGTGCCTGCACAATGGACCGGGGAACTTATTGGCGAAATGCACCTGAAAAAGATTTCAAAAAAGCAATTGGCCGAGCGCCTGGGCGTGACACCTGAGTATGTCAGCATGGTGCTGAATGGGCACCGGGAACCTGACGGGGTTGAAGAGCGATTCCGCGACGCAGTTGAATCGCTTATTCGAGAGCAGACCCAAGATACTACACAACCTGTCCGATAGAACGGACTTTTGCGGAAAGGAGGCGGTTGCATTGAGAAAAACTTCATTACCCGCACCGACGGAGGAAGAGATCCTACGTTATGACAACGTTCCTCCGGCCGTCGCGGCGCGATTCATTGGTTGGTCATCCCCGACTGTCTACCGCGCACTTCAGGAGGGCAGGGCCCCATTTGGATTTGCCGTGGCGTGCACAGGTTCCTGGGCCTACAACATAAGTCCCGGACTCCTCGTGAAGTACAAGCGGGGTGACCTGCCCACCTACCGGCTGAAAGAGGTGGAAGAGCTGGCCGTTGAGGGCATTGAGCGCGTCATCAGCGAGAAAATGGCGGCGATTAGACGGCTCACGGAGGTGATCGCATGACCCGCATCCGGGACAAGCCCCCGGTCAGCAGCTACCCTGTCACAGACCGCATTGTCGGCGTTGCTGCAAGCGCAGTTCTGCTGGCCGCCATGCTATGCTTTGCGAGCACAGGAGGCCGAACCCGTGAAGCCCACGCCCCAACCCATGAGGCGGACAAGCCCATTGCGGCCGCAGCGGCCTACCAGCGGCCTGTGGAGACGGGGCGTATTGAAGAGCTGATCGAATACCACAACCCTACCCCATTGTCGGACGAGCTGTTCCGGGCGGTGGACGCGGCGGCGGATACATACAATGTGCCGATCTGCCTGGCGCTGGGCCTCATTGAGGTAGAGAGCGGGTTCGACGCGGAGGCGGTTGGGCCGGACGGGGAGGACATTGGCCTGTGCCAGATCCGGACGAGCAACCATGCTTGGCTGATGTCGGAGACTGGAGCGGACCCCATGACGCCAGAGGGCAATATCCAGTGCGGCATGTGGCTGTTGGGGGACCTGCTGTCACGGCACGATACGATGGGGGCCCTCACCGCTTACCGCTGGGGACGAGACACGGGAGACCGGGAGTACGCCAACAAGGTGATGGAGGCTGCGTGGGCGTGGGAACAGGAATTTAGAGAGGGGGCGAACGCGGATGGGATTTACCGCCGCGGAACTGGCTGAAATGGCTCGGGCCGATGCGGAGATCGAGGCGACGTTCCGGCTTACGAACGAGGACCTTGCCCTCGGGCGGCAGATCGACCGGGATGCTGTATTGGAGGGCATGGACGCACAGGCTAGAAAGCGGGCCGAGTACCAGCGGCGGTACTATGAGGCCCACAAGGATGAGCGGGCCGAGTACAATCGGCGGTACTATGAGTCCCACAAGGATGAGCGGGCCGAGTACAATCGGCGGTACTATGAGTCCCACAAGGATGAGCGGGCCGAGTACAATCGGCGGTACTATGAGTCCCACAAGGATGAGCGGGCCGAGTACAATCGGCGGTACCACCGCAGGAAGCGCCTGGAAGCGGAGGGCAACATAAATGATCTGCAAGATTGATCGCGTCACGGACCGGACGGACCACCCGGTTAAGCCCCGCAACTACCTGACAGGGCGCACAGGCCGCCTGGTGGAGCTGGACGAGGGGCATCCGCTGGTCATCGACTTCGGCGGGACGAGCCTGGTTACCAGCCCTGTGGCGGATATCCGGCAGAGCCGGAGGATGATCCGGGTGCAGACCCGGAGGACCGTTTATTACCTGAGAGAGGAGGAAGACCGTGCTTTATTGCATTGAGCGGATCACGGACCGGACTGGCCGAGACCGGGAGGACGGACGCAACCCACAGCGGATTGGGCGGGAGGGAGCGTTGCTGGAGGCCGAAGTGGGATACCCTATGCGGCTGGCCTACATAACCCCCGACGTTGGGACGCTTGTCACGAGCAGGGTCAATCACATCAAGCGGTATGGCCGCGAATTGGTGGTCAAGACCCTGAACAGCATTTATCATCTCCGCGAAGTGGAAGAAGAGAACGCATAAAAAGAGCCGCCTCCAGAGGGCCTAATCTCTGAAAGGCGGCAAACCAAACGATTCATCCCCATTATGGGGCAGAGAAAGGAAAATGTCAAGTATGGTGAAAATCAATGAGCTTGAACTGGAAAATGTAAAGCGGATAAAGGCCGTGAAGGTAGAACCGTCTGAACGTGGGCTCACCATCATTGGCGGCCGGAACAATCAGGGAAAGACTTCGGTATTGGACTCTATCGCCTGGGCGCTTGGCGGAAACCGCTTCCGCCCTTCGCAGGCGGCAAGAGATGGGTCTGTCATCCCGCCCCACCTGCGGGTCAAGCTCTCCAACGGCATCGTAGTGGAGCGGGCTGGAAAGAACAGTGACCTGAAGGTGATCGACCCAGATGGACGGCGTGGTGGCCAGCAACTGCTGGATGAATTTGTGGAGCAGTTGGCGCTGGACCTGCCGCGATTTATGCAGTCCAGCCCAAAAGAGAAAGCGAATACCCTGCTCCGGATCATTGGGGTCGGAGATCAGCTTTATACACTGGAACGGCAGGAGGCTGAGCTCTACAGCCGGAGACATGCCATCGGTCAGATCGCAGACCAGAAGAGTAAGTTTGCAAAGGAGATGCCGGATTTTCCAGGTGTCCCAAAGGAGCCTGTCTCCGCCAGTGAGCTCATCCGGCAGCAGCAGGACATTCTGGCAGCAAATGGGGAAAACCAGCGCAAGCGTACCAGGGCCGCGCAGCTCGAGGCAGAAAAACAGCGGCTTCGGCTGGCATTGGATGAGCTGCAGGAGAAGTATGATATCGTCTGCCGGGATTGCGAAATCGCCGGCAGAGACGCCATGGACCTCCTGGACCAGTCCACAGAGGAGTTGGAGCGCAACATTCAGGATATCGAGTCCATCAACCGGAAAGTGCGGGCCAACCTGGATAAGGAGAAGGCAGAAGCGGATGCAGCCGAATATTGGAATCAGTACGCCGCACTCACCACAGAGATAGAACGGGTACGGCAATCCCGCATGGATCTGCTCCAAGGTGCGAAACTGCCCCTGCCCGGACTCTCCGTGGAGGAGGGGGAGCTGACCTACCAGGGGAAACGATGGGACAACCTGAGCGGATCGGACCAGTTGAAGGTATCCACTGCAATCGTCCGGGCAATCAACCCGAAATGTGGTTTTGTATTGCTGGATAAATTGGAGCAGATGGACCTGGATACACTGCGGGAATTTGGGGCCTGGGCTGAGTCGGAGGGCCTCCAGTGCATTGCCACCCGTGTATCAACAGGCGGAGAGTGCAGCATTATCATTGAAGATGGGTATGCGGCAGGCGCAGAGGCGCCCGCAGAACCCACGGCATGGAAGGCGGGGAGTTTTTAATGGAGATTATCACAGGGAAGCAGGCGACTGCGCTCAAGATCGTGGTGTATGGACCGGAAGGAATCGGGAAATCCACCTTCGCGTCCAAGTTCCCCCGCCCGGTGTTTATCGACACAGAGGGGAGTACAAAACACATGGAAGTGGCCCGGACACCCCGGCCGACAAGCTGGGCCATGCTGATGGAACAGGTGCGGTATTTCCGGGACCATCTCGGTGAGTATGAGACTCTGGTGATCGACACCGCAGACTGGGCAGAACAGTTGTGCATCTCGGATCTGTGTGCCCGGTCGAAAAAGCCGGGGATCGAGGATTTTGGATATGGGAAGGGCTACACCTATCTGGCGGAGGATTTCGGGAAGCTGCTCAATCTGCTGGAAGAGGTTGTTGAGCGGGGCATGAATGTACTGATTACCGCCCATGCGAAGATGCGGAAATTTGAGCAGCCGGACGAGATGGGGGCCTATGACCGCTGGGAACTGAAACTCCAGAAGACCACGGCCCCCCTGCTGAAGGAGTGGGCGGATATGGTGCTGTTTGCCAACTACAAGACGCACACAGTCCGCACAGAGGACGGCAAGGTCAAGGCCCAGGGCGGCAAGCGCGTGATGTACACGACCCATCATCCCTGTTGGGACGCAAAAAACCGGCAGGGGCTGGAAGATGAGCTGCCGTTTGACTACAGCTCGATTCAGGCGTGCATCCCAGTGGGACAGACCGAACCGGATACGAGTCGTTCCGCGGCCCCCGTAGCTGCCCGCGCTCCGGAGTCCGCTGCGAAGACCGAGACGCGGCCGGATGCCGCGCAGGATTGCGCTGCTGATGACGAGGGTACGGCGGCGGCTGTGGCTTTGAAGGGGCTTATGGAGCAAAGCGGTGTTGAGCTGCGTGAAGTAATGGCGGCAGTGGAATCCAGAGGCTACTACCCCAAGGGGACCCCCTTCGAGAACTATGACCCCGCATTTGTTTCCGGCGTACTGGTGGGGGCCTGGGACCAAGTCTATAAGATGATCCTGGATCAGCGCCCCATTCCATTCTAAACATAGGAGGATATTTAGATGAGCGAATACAACGCCCAGGGCTACGAGCTCGATTGGGACAGCGAAATTGAAAACGATGGACCGGAATATACCACATTGCCGGAGGGTGAATATGACTTCACCGTGGTTGGATTTGAGCGCCAGAGATATACCCCCAGCGCAAAAGCAAAGCTGCCCCCCTGCAATATGGCAGTAGTATCCCTTCAATTCAAGGAGCCGGAGGGCTCGACCACGATTAAAGACAAATTGTATCTGCACAGCAGTGTGGAGTGGCGGCTCTGCGCTTTTTTTACCAGTATTGGGCAGCGTCAGCACGGAGAGCGCGTCCGTATGAATTGGAATGCAGTCATTGGGGCGCATGGGCGCGCGAAGCTCAGTGTTCGTACTTATACGGATAACAATGGAAAAGAGCGGACAATCAACGATGTGGATACTTATCTGGATCGGGAGGAAGCCGCCGCGCCGGTTCACACGCAGCAGCCCACAGCCCCCAGCGCGCCACCGCAGCAGATGACATTCCAGGCGGGTAAGTTCTGATGGAGCTGCGGCCGTATCAGCGAGAGGCGGAGGCGGCCATCCTGAACGAATGGGACGCGGGGATACTTCGCACGCTGTTGGTGTTGCCCACAGGCTGCGGGAAGACCATCGTGTTCTCCAAGGTAATCGAGGATCGCGTACGGGCTGGAGACCGGGTGCTGGTTCTGGCCCACCGCGGAGAGCTGCTGGAGCAAGCCTCCGATAAATTGGCGCAGGCGACCGGCCTGCGCTGTGCGACAGAAAAGGCGGATGAGAGCTGCCTCGGAAGCTGGTACCGGGTCGTCGTTGGGTCCGTGCAGAGTCTAATGCGTGAAAAGCGCCTCAGCCGTTTCGCGCACGACTATTTTCAAACGATAGTCGTGGACGAGGCGCATCACGTACTCTCGGACGGATATCAGCGGGTCCTGGACCATTTCGGGCCGGCGAAGGTACTCGGCGTTACGGCCACGCCTGACAGGGGAGATATGCGGAACCTAGGGCAGTGTTTCCAGTCCCTGGCTTACGAATATACCCTGCCGAAGGCCATCCGAGAGGGCTTCCTGTCGCCGATTAAGGCGCTCACCATCCCCCTAAAACTGGACCTGACCGGAGTGGGCGTCCAGTCTGGCGACTTCAAGGCCGGCGACCTCGGGACCGCGCTGGATCCATACCTGGAGCAGATTGCAGACGAAATGACCCGGCATTGTTCGGACCGTAAGACGGTGGTGTTTCTCCCGCTGGTTAAAACAAGTCAGAAATTTCGGGACATCCTGCTCCGGCATGGCTTCCGCGCCGCAGAGGTCAACGGGACCAGCCAGGACCGGGCGCAGATTCTCAGCGACTTCGACACCGGCAAATACAATGTGCTTTGCAATTCCATGCTGCTGACGGAAGGATGGGACTGCCCATCTGTAGACTGCATCGTAGTGCTGCGCCCAACAAAAGTGCGCAGTCTCTACAGCCAGATGGTGGGGCGTGGTACCCGGCTGTTTCGCGGAAAGGACCACCTCCTCCTCCTGGATTTTCTGTGGCACACGGAGCGGCATGAGCTCTGCCACCCGGCAAATCTCATCTGCGAAAATGAAGAAGTCGCACGGAAGATGACGGAGAATATTGAGGCGGCCGGTTGCCCCGTGGATATCGAGCAGGCCGAGCAGAAGGCCAGCGAGGATGTAGTGGCTCAGCGCGAAGAAGCGCTTGCCAAGCAGCTCCATGAGATGCGCCGTCGGAAACAGCGGTTGGTTGACCCGCTCCAATTCGAAATGTCCATTCAGGCGGAGGATTTGACGGGATACACCCCTGCCTTCGGCTGGGAAATGGGGCCTCCAAGCGATGCGCAAAAGGACACACTGGAAAAGCTAGGGATACTTCCGGACCAGATCGAGAGCGCCGGGAAAGCAAAGCTACTGCTGGATCGCCTCGGCGCCCGGCGAGAGGCTGGACTTACGACTCCCAAGCAAATTCGCTTCTTAGAGGGACGTGGATTCCGGCATGTCGGTACCTGGTCCTTTGAGTCTGCCAAGCATATGATCGACCGGATCGCCGCCAACGGCTGGAAAACCCCGCGCGGCATTGACCCATCAACGTATCAGGGAGAGTAATGCATGGACCGTGAGCTAAGCCTGAAAGAGGCGCTGGAGTACATAGACCCATCATCTCTGGATTACCAGGAGTGGGTGGGTATTGGCATGGGCTTGAAGGAAGCCGGCTATACCTCCGAGGACTGGGACCGTTGGAGCAGCGGGGACCCCAAACGCTATCACCCCGGAGAATGCGCAAGGAAATGGAATTCATTCCGCGGGGCCGCTGCGCCGATCACAGCGGGAACCATTGTCCAAATGGCCATGGAGCGCGGCTGGCGGCCCAATGGAGGCGGTGTTGAGCTGAGTTGGGACGATGTCATCGGGGGCCGTGAGGACCTGGTGGTGGTTAACCGCAACTGGCTGGAGGGCAAGGAAATAGCGGAGCCGGGAGACTGGGACCCGGCCCGCCAGCTCATCACCTACCTCGAGACCCTGTTTGAAGCAGGAGAGAACGTGGGCTATGTCACCGAGACCTGGGAGAAGGATGGAAAATACCTGCCCACCAAGGGGAACTGGGACCGTACTGCCGGTGAGCTGATCGAACGGCTGAGCCGGTGCGGCGGTGATATCGGGAGCGTACTGGGGGACTACAGCCCGAAGGCCGGTGCATGGATACGCTTCAATCCCCTGGATGGACAGGGCTGCAAGAACGAGAATGTGACGGAGTTCCGTTTCGCCCTGGTGGAGTCGGACTCAATGCCGGTCGAAGAGCAGAACGCCATCATACGCGAGCTGGAGCTGCCGGTAGCCTGCCTGGTACACTCAGGGGGCAAAAGCATTCATGCCATCGTGCGCATTGACGCAGGCTCTTATGACGAGTACCGCAAGCGAGTGGACTACCTGTATGAGGTATGCAAGAAAAATGGGCTGGAGATCGACCGCCAAAACCGGAACCCCTCCCGGCTGTCCCGCATGCCCGGCGTTATGCGCAATGGGAATAAGCAATTTCTGATCGACACCAATCTGGGCAAGGCGACCTGGGCGGAGTGGAAGGAGTGGATCGAGAGCGTAAACGACGACCTCCCTGACCCGGAGTGTATGGCGGACGCCTGGGACAATCTGCCGGACTTGGCGCCGCCACTGATCGACGGGGTACTCCGTCAGGGCCATAAAATGCTGATCGCTGGTCCGTCTAAGGCAGGCAAATCTTATGCTCTGATCGAGCTGTGCTGCTCGGTCGCCGAGGGGCGTCCCTGGGTTGGATTCAAGTGCGCGCAGGGCCGCATTCTCTATGTTAACCTCGAGCTGGACCGCGCGTCCTGTCTGCATCGCTTCCGGGAGGTGTACGAGGCCCTGGGATGGGAACCGCGGAATCTTTCCAATATCGACATTTGGAATTTGCGCGGACGCTCTGTCCCTATGGACAAGCTGGCCCCCAAGCTGATCCGCCGGGCCATGAAAAAGGATTACATCGCCGTAGTTATTGACCCAATCTACAAGGTTATCACCGGAGACGAAAACTCCGCGGATCAGATGGCCGCATTCTGCAACCAGTTCGACAAGGTCTGCACAGAGCTTGGATGCGCAGTGATCTATTGCCACCACCACTCTAAGGGAGCTCAAGGCGGAAAGCGGTCCATGGACCGGGCCAGCGGCTCTGGCGTATTTGCCCGTGATCCAGACGCCCTGCTGGACCTAATCGAACTCGAAGTATCCGAAGCCCTGCGTAAGCAGGAAATCAACAATGCAGTGTGCGCTGCCTGCTCCTCCGCTCTGCTGGGAGCGGGGAAGCTGGCCGAGGCATCTATGGATGATCTGTGCAGCGAAACCAGGGCCATGGAGGCGTGCAGGAGCCTCTTGTCCGACCAGCAATACTGGGCGCTCCAAGAGGCTGTGGAGGCCGCCAGAAAGGCGGCGGAGGCGCACACGGCATGGCGCATCGAGGGGACATTGCGTGAGTTCCCGAAATTTCAGCCCGTCAATCTCTGGTTTGATTACCCCGTCCATAGGGGGGATGAGAGCGGGGTACTCTCCGATATTGCTCCAGACGAAGAGCTTAAGCCGTATCAGCGGGGAGCGGAAGCACGCAAGAGGAGAGCGGAAAAACAGCGCGACTCCAAGCAGAGCCAATACAACATGGCCATTGAAAGTTTTCGCTTCTCCCACAACGATGAATACCCCACCGTGAAGGAGCTCTACGAGGAGATCAAACAGAACGCGGAGGCAATGGGGAAGACCCCGCCATCCGAAAAAACTGTAAGAAATTCCCTTAAGCCGCTCGGGTATATCATCAACAGAAACACCATGAAGATATGCCCGGAGAACGAAAAAGACTGGTGATGTGCCCGCCCTGCACCTAGGTCGCGGGAATGCCGGGCAAGTTCCCGAAAATTGTTCCCGTAACCTGAAATTCAGGTGGCGGGAACGTGCTGCCCGCCACCACTATACCTAACGGTATAAATACCAGTCGGGCAAGCCCCCCCTGTACGGGTGCCACCCCCTAAAGTGTGGGGGCTCATAAGCCGCCCCCACACACGGGAGGGGACACCCGCCCAGTACAGACGCGCACATGTGAGAAAAATCAAAAAACGATACTTTAGTGAGGTAAAGCGATGCCGATTGAGTTTTTCATGCCGATGGTGCCACCCACCGTTACGCACCAGGAAAAGAAATGGCGCGTGGTCAATGGTAAGCCGGTGCCCTATGAACCGGATGAAGTAAAGGCGGCCCGTGCCAAGCTGAGGGCCCACCTGGGTCGCTTCCGACCGACGGAGCCCGCGGGGTGTGGTGTGGCGTTAGTGGTCAAGTGGTGTTTCCCGCGTGGAGATCATGCAGACGGAGAGTACCGGACCACGAAGCCCGATGTAGATAACCTCCAGAAGTTGCTGATGGACTGCATGACAGCAGAGGGTTTTTGGAGGGATGATGCACAGGTTGTGTCCCTCGTCGTAGAGAAATTTTGGGCGGATATCCCGGGAATATATATCCGGGTGCGGGAGGTATGAGTCATGACCACCAAAACACTCTTGGAGATGCGCCGGCTGTACGACCAGAAGCTGCCAGACGCGAAGATCGCGAAGGCAGTTGGGGTGTCCATATTCTCGGTCTTCCACTGGCGCAGGGGGAACGGGCTACCGTGTTGGAAAAATTACTACGAGGTCCGGGACCGGATGACCGATGACCTGATTGCGTCCGGCACGGCGAGGGAATGCGCCGAGGCCATGGGGTACTACAAAGAGGAGGCGTTCCGGCGCATGGCTCGAAATGCACTGCGCGGGGAGCGCCTGACGAGACGGGTTGTCACCATGGAGAAGCGGAATGGATTGGAGGGCGCGCCCACAGGGCCGCAGGAGGGAGCTAAGTCGATATGAACAAAAAAATCCTTGATGTAACGTGTGGATCTCGCACTATTTGGTTTGATAAAAACCATCCCGCCGCGTTGTATTGTGATAAGCGAAAAGAAACCTACCTAGGGTATTGGAAAAGCGGTGATGGCAAATCTACCCGATATTGTATTATAGATCCCGATGTGTGCTGTGACTTCACGGCGCTACCCTTCCCGGACAATTCTTTTCCGCTGGTAGTATTCGACCCGCCTCACCTGACCGGGGCTAAGGAAACTGCGTGGCTGGTCAAGAAATACGGCAAGCTGGACGAAAATTGGCCGCAGATGCTCCATGACGGTTTCCAGGAGTGTATGCGGGTATTAAAGCCAGATGGCGTCTTGATCTTTAAGTGGAGCGAATACGACATTCCGGCAGCGGAGGTCTGGAAAGCTATTGGACAGAAGCCCCTTTTTGGACACCACAGCGGAAAAAGGATGGGCACCTTTTGGAGCTGTTTTATGAAATTGGAAGGAGCGAACGATGACTGACCAGGAATTGATACGGGCGCTGCGGTGCTGCGTCAGCAGCCAAAGATTGGAGGCACACATGAAACCAATCCTGTTTAACACCGAAATGGTGCGGGCGATCTTGGATGACCGCAAGAGTGTGACGCGGCGGGTGGTGAAGCCGGGGCATTTGCGGGTGCTGGACAGCCAATACCACAAGGAACACCCGGAAGTGCCGGATAAGACGCTGCTGGAAAAGCTCTGTCTGCCGCCCTACCAGCCCGGCGACACCCTGTGGGTGCGGGAGACGTGGAATGGCGACTGGTGCGACCATTATATCTACAAGGCGGACGGTGGCAGCGCAAAAGCTGCCGGATATGCAGCAGAGCCGAAATGGCGCCCATCCATCCATATGCCCCGGGAGGCCGCACGGCTGTTCCTGCGGGTGAAGGAAGTGAGCGTGGAGAAGTTGCGAGAAATAAGCGCACTTTCTGCTATGGACGAAGGGGTTACAGACTGGAATGATTTCGTGAGGCTTTGGAATACAACCATCAAGTCGGCAGACCTGCCACTCTACGGCTGGGATGCCAACCCGTGGGTATGGGTCATTGAGTTTGAGCGGATCGGCAAGGATGAGGCCCTTGGAGGTGGCGGGGATTGAAGAAATACTCTGAATTGTTGGAATGCTGGGAACAAGAAGCCTATCACGACCATTACGGCGAAGATTGGCTGGTTGAGGTTGGTGAGGGCGTGAAGTTTTATGCCATTAAATGTGAAGCGGAGGGAAAGCGGCCGACCTTTGCTGGGCTAATCCGGTACATCAAAAAAAAGAGATGCTGCTCACCGACAGAGGATGAGCAGGATGGCTGAACCGAAATGCTCCAACTGCTTTATGCGCGGGGTGTGTAAGGCGCATAGTGCTTGCGAAGATTGGGACGGGGACTGCTTGGACGCATATAACAGGAGGGAGAATGATGGCTGAACTGAATTTATGCATATTTTGCGGGAAGGAGCCGGAGAAACCAAGGCAATACGGATATCAGATTGCTCCCAGGCGTAATAAATGTTATTGCATTGACCACTTTTGCGGCAACGGTATATACGTTAGCGTACATGGATATTCGGCTGAAGAAGTTGTTGAGAAGTGGAACAAGATTATGCCCGCCGCCGATGTTGCGCCGGTGCGGTATGGAGAGTGGATTGCGGATGACTACGCCTACAATCGCTGCTCTGTCTGCGGGTGGGAATGGGACGACCGAGAGTACGTCACCCCGTACTGCCCCAACTGCGGGGCCAAGATGGACGGTGACGAGTGATAATGAAAAACGTTGAAAAGTACATATTTGAGGAGGCGCTGGCCTACTATGGCTCGGAGGCGCAGATCAAGATGCTGTACGAAGAGATGGCCGAGCTCCAGATCGCCGTCTGTAAAAATGGCCGCGGCGCCGACAACCTGGACAACATTGCCGAGGAGATCGCGGACGTGGGCATCATGCTCGACCAGATGCGCCTGTTGTTTAACGTAGAGGCGCGGTCGCGGGATATCCGGGTGGAGAAGGTGGCCCGGCTGGCGGAAAGGATGGACGCAGGGTGAACGTCGCATACAACATTGACTGCATGGAGTATATGAAAGCGCTACCAGACAAATCCATTGACCTCTGTTTGGCCGATCCACCCTATTTTTCCGGGCCTGAACGGCGCGGGCATTATGGGAGCAAAGTCAGCAAAATTGGTGTCCATAGAGACTATCCAATTTCGCCGCACTGGGAAGTCCCAGGAGAAGAGTTATTCAAAGAGATCGGCAGAGTGGCTAAAAGGTGGATTGTGTGGGGTTGCAATTATTTTGAGTTTGTTTTCCCGCCGGGAAGAATTATATGGGATAAATGCAACCAAGGGAACAGTTTTTCGGACTGCGAAATTGCGGCGACGAATTGCCACGAAAGCGTTAGGCTGGTCCGCTACATGTGGAACGGCATGATGCAGGGGAAGAGCATTACAGAGGGACATATCATGCAGGGCGACAAATCGCTGAACGAAAAACGCATACACCCGACACAAAAACCAGTATCCCTCTACACGTGGCTACTAATGAAATACGCCAAACCTGGAGACCAAATCCTGGATACGCACCTCGGCTCTGGATCGTCTCGCATTGCCGCCTATGAGTTTGGATTTGACTTCGTTGGGTGCGAAATCGACAAGTATTACTTTGACGCGCAAGAAAAGCGATACGGAGACTATACTGCCCAGATCAGTCTATTTAGACGGGGGAATCAGAGATGAAACAAGACCTGTGCGGGGCCTGCCTGGCCCAGGTGCGAGCCGATCACGAGATTAAGCTGCTCACCCGAGGCGTGGGCAACAAAATCACCTGCGCCAAGTGCGGGAGACGGCGCTATGGCGGGACATATGAGGTGACGTCACGTGACGCTGATAAGCGCAAATGACCTCCACGCCCTCTCAGCGGCTCACAGAGCCCGCAAACCGATGACCCTTACTCGGACACTCAAAGATGCCACCGTGACCGTCAGGACGCTCCCGGCGAGCGAGGCGTGGGGCGTGAGCTATCTGGTGCAGATCAGGGTCGAGAGAGGGCATAGGACGGATATACAGACGTTTGAGAGCGTGGAGGCGCTTGCCTTGCGGAGACCCTTGATTGTGAGACCGTGATAGTTTACCTTGGAGGTGGAGCCCATGACAGAAGGATTCCCCCGCAGGCTCCAGAAGCTGCGGGAGCGGCGAAGGATGAGCCGGAAGGCACTTGGGGAACTGTGCGGGTTGAGTAAAAATATCATCGGCCAGTACGAACGCGGGGAGAAGGAGCCAGCGGTTGGGACGCTGATTGAGTTGGCGGACTATTTTGAGGTGCCGATCGATTATTTACTTGGGCGGCAAAATTTTTTGTAGGACTCCCACCAGTGGTGGGAATCAGGTCTAAAAGCCATGCGATAATTACCGTGTAGGAGTGGATTCCTGCACGGTATTTTTATGTGGAGAGGAGGGCGTTGAGGATGGCCAAGCTGACGCCGAAGCAAAAACGGTTTGTGGCGGAGTATCTGGTGGACCTCAACGCCACACAGGCCGCGATCCGGGCGGGATACAGCCCCAAGAGCGCGGCCCGGATTGCCGTGGAACTGCTCAATAAAACTCATGTCCAGGCGGAGATCCGGAAAGCCATGGCGGACCGGGAGGAGCGCACCGGAGTCACGCAGGACTGGGTGGTCCAGGAGCTCTACAAGATCGCGCACGCTGACCGGGGCGGGATCGCCAAAGTGGTCGGGGGCGTCCGCGTAGTGCTGACCGACACCGACGATCTGGACGCCGAGCAGCGGGCCGCCTTGGTTGGCGTGGAGGAGACCAAGTTTGGCATCAAGGTTACCACCTGCGACAAGCTCAAGGCCCTGGAGCTGCTGGGCCGACACCTGGGGATGTTTACCGACAAGCAGGAGATCAGCGCGGACACTACGCTGCGCGTAGAGATGGACAAGGGACTGGAGGAGATGGGAGAGTGACACTTCGGATTGACCCGCCCAACAGTAAGCCGCAGAAGGCATTCTTCCAGGCCCGGGCCCGGTTCGTGGCCTACGGAGGCGCACGGGGAGGCGGGAAGAGCTGGGCTGTGCGCACCAAGGCGGTGCTGATGGCGCTGCGCTATGCCGGCATCCGCATCCTGTTCCTTCGGCGGACCTACCCGGAGCTGCGGGAGAACCACATCGTGCAGCTCAAGGCTATGCTGGAGGGTGTCGCTACCTGGCGCGAACTGGAAAAGGCCTTCTCCTTCCCAAACGGGTCTCGCATCATCTTCGGGCACTGCGCCGGAGAGCACGACGTGGACCAGTTCCAGGGGCAGGAATATGACGTGATCTGCATTGACGAAGCCACCCACTTCACCGAGTACCAGTTTTCCGTCTTGACGGCCTGCCTGCGGGGCGGGAACCCATTCCCCAAGCGCATGTACCTCACCTGCAACCCGGGAGGCGTCGGGCACATGTGGGTCAAGCGGCTGTTCGTGGATCGGGAGTACAAGCCCGGGGAGAACCCTGAGAACTACGTGTTTATCCAGGCGCTGGCATCCGATAACCCGGTCTGGAAGAAGAACGACCCCAAATTTCTGGAGGGCCTGGACAATCTTCCGGACGGGCTCCGGGAGGCGTGGCGGGACGGGCGCTGGGACATCTTCGCCGGGCAGTATTTCCCCGAGTTCCGGCGGGAGACCCACGTGATACAGCCCCGGACGCTGCCGGACGCATGGCCCCGCTACCGGGTGATCGACTACGGCTTGGACATGCTGGCCTGCTACTGGGCGGCCATCGACTACGACGGGCGCCTCTGGATCTACCGGGAGCTTTGCAGCCCGGACCTGATCGTATCCCAGGCGGCGGGGGCCATGCGGGAGCGGACGCCGGACGCAGAAACGATCCGGTACACCCTGGCCCCGCCGGACCTGTGGAGCACCCAAAAGGTTTCGGGTCGGACTATGGCAGAGGAATTTATACGATGCGGCGTGAGTCTCATCAAGGCCCCCAACCAGCGGGTCCATGGCTGGTTGGCCCTGAAGGAATATCTCAAGCTCTGGCCCGACGGCAGGCCGGGTATGCTGATTTTTGAGGACTGCAAGCGCCTGATCCGGGATCTGGCCGCCGTGCAGCACGACGAGAAAAACCCGTCCGATGTGGCAAAGGAGCCCCACGAGTACACGCACAGCCCCGACGCCATCCGCTACTTGTGCGCCTTCCGGGCGATGGGGGCCGAGCCGGAGGAACCGGAGCGGGAAGACGACGATGAGCGGATGGACTACGACGACGCTATGCTGGGCGGAGCGCTCAGCGAGGAGTATCTTACGTATGGAGGGTAAAGGCATGGTTTTCAGGCGGATTTTAGACGCCCTGGAGCGGGTGGAGCGCGGGCAGGAGGAGCTTCGGTCTGAGCTCAAGGCCCTGCGGGACGCTCTGGACGGCGGAGACCGGCCCCAGGAGGACGCGAAGCTCCAGGAGGGCATCAGCAATCTGATGGCCTTTGACGGGCGGCCCAGACGGAGGGAGAGCCTATGAGCGGAAAAAGGGACGCACCCACCCCCGAAACGGTCTGGAAGGAGTACAACGCGGGGGTGGATTTCAAAAGCCAGATCGACCTCTACGAGACGGTTCGGAACAACGAAAATTTCTACATCGGCAAGCAGTGGGAGGGAGTCAAATCCAACGGCCTTCCCACGCCGGTATTCAACTTTATAAAGCGCATCATCCTGTTTCTGGTGGCGTCCACCTCCACGGACAACATCAAGATGGCGGCCTCTCCCCTGACCCCCGTGGCGGGCGGGCTGGATACGGACGCGGTGTGCTCCGTGCTCAACGACCAGTTTGAGGCCCTGTTTGAGAACAACAAGATTGGCAGCCTAATCCGCAATTTCATGCGAAACGCCGCCGTGGACGGGGACGGGTGCTATTACTGCTGGTTTGACCCGGAGGCAGAGACCGGACAGAGCGCCAGGGGGACCATCCGGGTGGAGCTGCTGGAAAACACCCGCGTGGTATTCGGAAACCCCAACACCCGGGCGGTGCAGAGCCAGCCCTATATCCTCGTGGCCCGGCGTGAGATGCTGGAGGACGTGCGCCGGGAGGCGGAGCGGTATGGGCAGGACCCCGACGCGGTACGGCCGGACAGCGACGAGACCAATGACTGCTTCGACGCCATGACCGACGGCAAGGCAACTACCCTGCTGCGGCTGTGGAAGGAGGGCGGGACGCTGCGGTGCGTCAAGACCGTCAAGGACGCGGTGGTCCGCCCGGCCTGGGACACCGGTCAGAGGCTCTATCCCATTGGATGGCTCAACTGGGACTATGTGCCCAACTGCTATCATGGGCAGGCCGCCGTTACGGGGCTCATCCCCAACCAGATTTTTATCAACAAGATGTTCGCCATGACCATGATCAGCCTGATGACTACGGCCTACCCCAAGATCGTCTACGACAAGGTCCGCATCCCAAAGTGGGACAGCGGCGTGGGACGGGCCATCGGCGTCAACCTGGGCAACGGAAGCATCGGTGACCTGGTGAAAACCATCGACCCCGCCGTCATATCGCCCCAGGTGTCCCAGTTCATCGAGCTGGCCATCTCCCTCACCAAGGAGTTCATGGGAGCCACCGACGCCGCCCTGGGCAACGTCAAGCCGGACAACACCTCGGCCATCATTGCCCTGCAAAAGTCCTCCTCGGTTCCCCTGGAAATCGTCCGGCAGGACCTGTTCCAGTGCGTGGAGGACATGGGCAACATCTGGATGGACCTGATGCGGGTCTATTACGGGGTGCGCTATGTGCGGCTGGACGGGATGGACGCCCCAGCGCCCTTTGACTTCTCCGTGCTGGAGCAGATGCCGCTGTCCATCAAGCTGGATGTGGGCGGCTCGGCCTACTGGAGCGAGATTGCCCAGATCAACACGTTGGACAACCTGCTGACGCAGGGCAAGATCTCCGTGATCGACTACCTGGAGCGGGTGCCCAACGGCTACATTTCCGACCAGCAGCAATTGATCGAGACCCTGAAGGAGCGGGAGGCCGCCGCCTTGGGCGCAGCCGGACCCGCAATGACCGGATACGAGGGGCAGACCAGCCCCGTAGTATAAAAATCCGCCCGACCATAGGCGGAGGAGGAGCACGATATGAACGAAAACGAAAACATCACCGTAAACGAGGCCGACATCGACGCCGCTTGGGCGGAGGACGACGGCCCCGGCACCGCGGAGGCAGACGATGGGCGGATGGAGCAAAAGCCGGAGGCAGACCCGCAGCCGGAAGCGGCTCCACCCGCTCAGGAGGCACCCGCAGCCCCGGAAGGGCAGAAGGAGAAACCGGCAGAGGCAGACCCGCCCGAGCTGTTCACCCTGAAAAACCGGGACGAGACGCGGCAGGTCACCCGAGAGGAGATCGTGTCCATGGCCCAAAAGGGCTGGGACTACGACACGGTGCGCCAGGAGCGAGACCAACTCCGGCAGTACCGGCAGGAGGCCGACCCGGCGCTGACTCTGGTCCGCAGCTACGCCCAGCGCAACGGCCTGAGCGTAGAGCAGTACATTGACCTGGTGCGCAAGCAGGAGCTGATCGCCCAGGGGATCAACGAGCAGACTGCCGACGCACAGATCAGCGTGGAAAAGCAGCAGGCGGCCCTGCAGGCTCAGGCGGCTGAGGCGGAGGCCGCACGGCAGCGCCAGAAGGCCGCAGAGGAACGGGCCAGGCAGCAATCCGAGGCCCGGAAGCAGGGCATGCTGGACTTCCTGCGGGCCTATCCGGCCGTCAAGCCCGCCGACGTGCCCAAAGAGGTGTGGGAACGGGTGGCCCAGGGCGAGAGCCTGGTCAGCGCCTACACCATGCACCGAAACCGGCAGCTTGAGGCGGAGCTGGCCGCCGAACGGCAGAACCGGCAGAATCAGCAGAACACCACCGGCCCGCTCAACTCCCCGCGGGAGGGAGACACCAGAAGCGAGATCGACAAATGGTGGTATGAGGACGACTAATCGTCAGAAAGGGTAAAAAATGGCTATTAATCTGGCAACAAAATTTTCGGACAAGGTGGCGGAGCGCTTCACCCTCCGGTCCCTGACCGACGCATACGCCGGCAAGGGCTACGACTTCTCCGGCGTCAAGAGCATCAAGATCTATTCCGTGGACTCCGTCCCCGTGGGGGACTACACGCGCTCCGGCTCCACCCGCTTCGGCACCCTGACCGAGCTGGGTGACACGGTGCAGGAGATGACCATGACCCAGGACAAGGGCTTTACCTTCTCGGTGGACGCCGGCAACGACGCCGAGCAGCTCAACATCAAGCAGGTCACCAAGCGCCTGCGGATGAACTGGGACGAGCAGGCCACCCCCCTCATCGACAAGTACCGCTTCTCCAAGTGGATGAACGGCGCGGGCCTGGTCACCGCAGAGAGCGCCGACCTGACCAAGGCCAACATCGTGGAGAAGATCATGGACGGCACCGCCGCCATGAGCAACAAATTGGTTCCCCTGACCAACCGGACCCTCTTCATCCGCGAGAGCGTCTACATCAAGGTAAAGCTGGCCACCGAGATCGTGGGCATCGACAAGCTGGGGGCCAAGAGCGTGGGCAACGGCGTGGTCGGCGAGCTGGACGGGATGAAAATTGTCCGGGTGCCCGACGTGTATTTCCCCGCCGGCGTCAACTTCTTCATCAAGTACAAGAACGCCACGGTGGACCCCATGAAGCTCAAGACCCTGCGGGTCCACAAGAACCCCATGGGCATCGACGGCGACGTGGCCGAATGCCGGTTCATGCACGACGCCTTCGTCATCGGCACCAAGGTCAACGGCCTGTATGTGGACGTGGCCACCGCCAATGTGCAGGCCACCCCCACCATCGCCAAGAGTTCCTCCACCTGGACCATTACGTCCAGTGGGGCCACTGCCATCAAGTACACCACCGACGGCACGGACCCCAAGACCTCCAGCACGGCGCAGACTTATTCCGAGGCTCTGAGCGGCCTTGCCAGCGGCACGGTCATCAAAGCCTACGCCACGAAGACCGGAGCGCTCAATTCGGGCGTGGCGGAGTTCACCGTATGACCAGACGGGGGCGGGGCGCACTGCCCTGCCCCCACATTTTCTTTCAGGAGGCGACGAAATGGCCACAACCGCTCAGCAGGTATTTGAATTGTCCATGCATCTCATGGACGAGATCAACGAGTCCAGCGGAAGCGCCGACACGGCGGACACCAAGGAGTACAAAAACCGGACCCTGGCCATCCTCAACGTGCTGCGCGTAGAGTGCTGGCCCGCATCCGACACCTACACGGTGGATGTGCCGGGGAAAAGGCCCATTTGCCCCGAAATCACCAGCTTTACCGCAGCGCTGCCCCTGGATGACGGGATCTGCCAGGGTGTACTGCCCTACGGGCTGGCGGCCCACCTGCTGCTGGGGGAGGACGACGACAAGGCGTCCTATTTCAACCAGCGGTATGAGGAGAAGCTCGCCCAGCTCCGAAACACGCCCGCCGCCTGGGAGGACATCACAAGCCCATACGGCGGGATCGAGTACGGGCAGTTCGGGAGGTGGTAGCGTGGCCCGGATCGGAAGCGGAACGGAAAAGAGCATCTTCCGCCTAAACAAGTGGCTGGGGCTCAACGAATCCCCGGACGGAGACACCGGACTGAAAACCGGCGAGGCCGCCCGGATGCGCAACTTCCGGATTACACGGGAGCAGCACTTGCAGCTTCGGCCTGGCTACGCTCCGGTCTGCGCGCTGGCCGAGGCCGGCGAGAATGGGGCCGAACACCCGGTGCGGGGGATGTGGTACGGCTATGTGGCCGGGGTGCGGCACCTGCTGTGCGCCTGCAACGGGCATTTGTGGGACGTGGCTCCGGGGGCCTGGACAAAGGTGGACTTGGGCACGATCACAGACGCGCAGACCTTCTTCTTCGGCTTTTCCAAAAAGGTCTATCTGCTCACCGGCACAGAGTATTACTGCTGGAGCGGCGTCGGACAGGTCCAGGCGGTGGAGGGCTATATCCCCACGGTGGCGACGGCCTCCCAGCCCATGGGCGGCGGGACGCTGCTGGAGGGCGTGAACAAGCTCAACGGTAAGCGGAAGCAGATCTTTTCCCCGGACGGGACCTCCACAGAGTTTTACCTGGTGGAGAAGGATATCGACGAGATTCTCTCCATAGAGGGCACCGATATCAGCCGCATAAACCATTTAGACTCCGGTAAAATCGTCTTTGCATCGCCTCCCCCAAAGGGCGTGAATACCATCACCGTCACCTGGAGGAAGGGATACGGGGACCGGGCGAAGGTGGCCGGAATGCGATTTGCCGAGCTCTACAACGGCGCGTCGGACAGCCGGGTCTTTCTCTATGGCGACGGGACCAACGAGGCCGTCTACAGCGGACTGGATAACGTGGGACAGCCATCCGCCGAGTATTTCCCGGACCTGAACGTCATCGCCATCGACTCGGCCAACACGCCCATTACGGCCATGATCCGGCACTATGACCGGCTGCTGGTCTTTAAGGCCGACTCGGCCCACTCGGTGCAGTACAACACGCTGACTCTGGCGGATGACTCGGTAGCGGCGGCCTTCTACGCCTCCCCGCTTAACCGGGAGATCGGCTGCACGGCCCCCGGTCAGGCCCGGCTGGTGAAGAACAATCCCCGGACCCTGTTCGGCTCGGCCTGCTATGAATGGGCCCTGACGGTGGGCTCCACCCGGGACGAGCGCAACGCAAAGCGCCTGAGCGACCCGGTGACCGCCACGCTGAAGGCGTTCACAATGGAGCACGCCGTGGCCTTTGACGACGAGGAAGAGCAGGAGTATTACGTGGCGTGCGGGGACGAGGCCCTGGTGCATAACTACGCCAACGACACCTGGTATTACTACACCAACGTGCCCATGGCCTGCATGGAAAAGGTCAACGGCACACTGTACTTCGGGACGCCGGACGGGAGGCTGATGGAGTTCTCGCGGACTTACCGGAACGACAACCTTTCTCCCATCGACGCCCGGTGGGAATCTGGCTCTATGGCCTTTGACCGGGAGTGGATGCGCAAATACAGCTCCGTCGTATGGGTGGGCATCAAGCCGGAGACCCAGGCGGTGCTGTACATGACGGCAGAGTCCAACATCAAGTCGGACTACCCGGTCAAGGTCATCGCCTCTGGGCTTTCCAACTTTACCCACGCCAGCTTTGCACACTGGAGCTTTGGCACCAACCGAAAGCCGCAGGTAGTCCGGGCCAAGCTGAAGGTGAAAAAAGCCACATTCTACAAGCTGATCCTGTATTCCAATTCCGCATCGGCCACGGCCACCATCCTCAGCGTGGACGTGCAGATTCGTTACACCGGGAATGTCAAATAGGAGGAAACCATGTCTATCACACCACTGAGCGCGGACCTCAATATTGTGCAGTCGCTGGTCATCCCTGATCTGGATGACGATCTGGACGTCATCCAGAAGCTGGACGACGAGCCCAACGACGTGGGCGGGCTGACCGCCGCCCAGTTGAAAGCCAAGTTCGACGAGGGCCCGAATGCAATCAAGCGCTATATCAACAACGAGCTTCTCCCTGCCATCAGCGACACGGTGGCGGAGGCCGATGTGCGCGCCGAGGCCGAGCAGGGGCGCGTGGCGGCCGAGGCCGCCCGGGTGACGGCGGAGCAGGGGCGGGCAAGTGCGGAGACCGG